TGACTGGTGGAAGAAAAAAGCTTCAAATAGGTTTGAAAACTTAAAAAAAGAACACCGCATAAGAAATGAGATTGAGGTATGGACAACCAATAAAAATTTAGACATTATAAGATGATTGATTATTTTCCCATTCTGGCGTCTGATGAAACAGACAAGAAGGCTAAAGGTAAGGAGGCTGACAGTACTGGTACCAGGATAGCATAAATACTTCATAAATTGGAATTTGGAGGTATCTATGTCGATATTCGGATTGTTAGATGCAAAGGCTTTTCGAAATTCAATAGATTTACGCAGCCCACGCGATCCTAATGAAATCAAAATGATGAAAGAGGTCAATCAATTAATACTAGAAGTTAATTACCTGAAACATGGAATTACCATCAAATTAGGTAATTATGTCTTTGATCGCGTTGTTGGAATGAACGCAAACTTTTCTGGTGATCCTAAAGCGGACGTTGCTCTTATTGGATTTGTCAATAATAAATTGGCTGAAGTAGCTTTCATCTCTTATAAGAAAGGAGGAGATGCAAAAGCTTTTCAGCAATATTCTGGATTGACTGACAAAGCTGGAACATCAATTAGTCGAAATCCTATTGTATTGGAGTTTTTGAAAAAAGCAGGAGAACATATTAAGTCTCATAACAAAAGTAATTCAGCGAAACCTGGAATTCCTGCTGCGTTTCAATATGTTTCAGATGGTAAAGATGGTAAAGATTTAGTGCGTCGATCTGTGTTTGGTCCTGATTATAGCAAAATTTCTGAAAGTGGTAATGGTGGAAACAAACAGAATGTTCATGTGATTGCACAAGGAAAACCTACTCTCACTAAGGTAAAGGAAATCTATGAATTAAGTTTTTCTGAACATGTTTATAGTAATAATGATTCTATTGATTGGGCATTTGAAAAAGAGAGCGACTATCGTGCGGTATTAGCAGGAACATTTCGAAATGAACGTGGATTTGATGTTCTTACCGACGCCGGGCCTGTTGGGTTTGCTGTCCAAACCGACGCAGGACCTGTTCGATATGATAATTTTCGTGTTGGACTATATCCTTACATATTAGTGAAAACGCGCAAAGAAGCGCAAGAATTTAAATGATACAATATGAAATTTTTTCAATTTCTCAACGAAGCAGCTGAAGGCAAGAATGTTCATCTTGAGCATATTGAGGACCAAGTTCTCAATAGAGGCGTCAGTGGCGCTCGAGAAGCAATTAATTTTCTACAATCACTTCGCAATATGCTTGCTGGTCGCTCGGAGTCTAAAGTAAACATTACAACAAAATGGGATGGTGCACCCGCCATTTTCTGTGGAATCAATCCTGAAAATGATAAATTTTTTGTTGGTACTAAATCTGTATTCAATAAAAATGCAAAATTAAATTATACAGAAAATGACATTGACGCAAATCATCCAAGTGGTGGTTTAAATGATAAACTTAAAGTTGCATTAAGATATTTACCAAAATTAGGCATTAAAGGTATTCTTCAAGGCGATATGATGTTCACTAAGGGTGACATTAAAAAAGAAACCATTGAAGGAGAATCTTACGTTACTTTTCAACCCAATACAATTGTTTATGCAGTACCAACAAATTCTAAGCTTGCACAAACAATGTTAGCTGCACAAATTGGTGTGGTGTTTCATACATCATATACTGGTCGTAAAATGGAAGATATGAAAGCATCTTTCAATATTGATGTTGGTCGTTTAAGCATAACAAAAGATGTTTGGTTTCGTGATGCATCATTTACAGACGCATCTGGTTCTGCAACATTCACTGAAGAAGAAACGAAAGATATTACATCCATTCTATCTCTTGCAGGCAGAACATTTCAATCCATCAACTCATTGGTTCTCAATCGTATTTCTGTAAGTGAATCTATCTTAACTTACATCAAAACATTCAATAATACAAAGGTTCGTGAAGGCAAAAAGATTGCAAATACGCAATCGCATACGACAGAATTAATTCGTTGGGTTGAAGCTAAACTTAATAAAGATATCTCTGATGCAAAGAAAGCCGAAACTAAAGCTAAAAGAACAAAAGAAAAAACAGAGATGTTACGTTTCTTTAGAACAAATGCACAACAACTCAAACTAATTTTTGATTTGCAGAATTATCTTGTTGATGCAAAATTAATGATTATTCGCAAGTTGGAAACAATTAAATCGATTGGTACATTTATAAGAACGGATAATGGTTTTAAAGTAACATCACCTGAAGGATTTGTGGCAGTTTCTAAATTAACCGGTGGAGCATTAAAATTAGTAGACCGACTGGAATTTTCACAAGCAAACTTTAATGCTGCAAAAAATTGGAGTAAATAAATGGCAACAACATACGACATCAGTAAAATCATAGATGAATATTCAAATGAAGGTGATTTTGGATTTACCGCAGTTGATGAGGCCGAATATCAGGCAGTTATTGCGGAGAAAGATGAAACTGTCGAAGAATATAAAACACGATTAAAACAAGTGGAAAAAATTATTATGCCTTTCTTGACCAATCTATACAAAACTGCAAATCAACCATATATTCATTGGCCAAATCGTGGACCAATTGTGGAAAAACAAATGCAGAAAATTCTTACCTTGACGAGAGGATAATGTTAGTCCAAAAAGATGGCAAATGGGCACTTGTTTCACGCAAAACAAGGCGACCACTTGCATATTATAAGGGCGAAGGCAAACCTTCTGAAGAATGGGTTCGCAAGCAAGAACAACGAATTCAATTCTTTAAGCATGGCGGTATGAGTGAGGAACTTTTTGGTATTGCAAGAAAATTAAGTCCCATTTTACACTATGGCGAATATAAAAAGGCATTGCAAGACCTTAAAAACCTGATGCAAAGAAAGAAAAAAGAAGGTTCACAAAAAGGTGTTTCTCATTATGCTTCACGAATTGCTCAAAGTTATTCAAATGTTGATACACGAAAGCTAATAAAGATGTATAGTGAAGAACATGGTGCAGGTGAAGAAGGGACGAATGAGCTACGAAAGAAATATCAAAAAGATACACCAGGACAAAAAATCAAATTATTTTCTGATTATATAAAGACTAAGTAAATATATCATTGGAGTTATTATGAAAGATATTGTGGTTGGGTGTATTACTGGATACACATTTGATAAAATTAAACCGTGGGTCAACTCACTAGACCAATGTGGGTTTGATGGCATAAAAGCCATGATTTGTTATAATATAGATTATGAAACTGTGGAAGAACTTGTCAAGCGGCAGTACACCATTCTTGCATTTGGCAGAAACGATAATCTAAAAAAATTTGAGTATAAAGAAAACTTTTCTATTGTCGTAGAAAGGTTTTTACACATGTGGTATTTTCTTAAAAAATTTGAGGGGCAATATCGATATATTATTTCTACCGATGTTAAAGATGTTATTTTTCAAACCAATCCGTCAGAGTGGTTAGAAAAGAACATCGGTAATAAACAAATTAATATTGCCTGTGAATCAATTCGCTACAAAGATGAAGAATGGGGCAATCATAATTTGTTCAAATCATTTGGCTCATTGATTCACGACCACAATAAAAACAATCTCATTTATAATGCAGGAACAATATCAGGTAAATTTGATGTAATGCTTGATCTCTTTTTAAATGTGTATATGCTTTGCAATAGCACTTCACACTTTATAGAGGGTGGTGGTGGACCTGATCAGGCAGCAATAAACATACTGTTAAACATGAAACCTTATAAAGACATTACCAACTTTGCAATGAGTGAGCATGGATATGCCGCACAGCTAGGCACCACTGGACCACAAATTGCAGGCAAATATGGTGATAAGCTGGTTGAAAAATCTCCAATTTTAGTAGATAATATGATTTGCACAAGCGAAGGAAAACCGTTTGCAATTGTTCATCAATATGACCGTGTTCCTGAATGGAAAAGGATAATAGAGAAAAAATATGAATGATTTTATTATTGATACTACACAAAACATAATTCGTGGTTCTGGTTCTGTTTGTAATGACCCGTTTGATCACTTAGGGCCTGCTGAATGGGTACAAAAACAATTGGATTGGTGTGAGCAACCACAGAATATTTCTGGCCGTGGACTTGTAGAACACATTAGAAAACTGCAGGGTGATTTGATTGGTGTTGAAATTGGTGTTTGCAGTGGTGTTACCAGTGAATTATATGTCCAAGAAATATCAAATATTAAAAAAATATATGCGGTAGATAACTATCCAGCTTTTGTTGATTGGGATGGCACCAGAGTTACTGAAGAACGTCAAGCAGAAACAATGAGGCGATGTAAAGAAAGACTTGCCAAATATTCTAATATTGAATTTGTTTATAAGGCAAGTGTAGAATTTGGTGAATCTTTGAAGGATGATTCAATTGATTTTATTTTTATTGATGGTGACCACAGTTTTGATGCTACACTAAAAGATATTCAAACCTACTGGCCTAAAGTTAAAAAAGGTGGTGTATTTTCAGGGCATGACATTAATCTCGCAACAGTAAGAAATGCAGTAAAAGAATTTTTTAAAGATGCGGAAATTATTGCTGTTGAAAATAATTCCTGGTGTATTAATAAATGAAGCACAGTAAACTGATTGTGTGGGGTTCAAAGTTTGATACTGGCCATACTCATGCATTTGTTCATGATGCAATTGTTCGTGCAGGTAATTATCTGAATATTCCAACATATTGGATGGATAATCGTGACAATGTATCAGAGAGTTTTTTTGATGAT